TAGCGTCGGTGTCATGCGCACCGCTGATCTCGTCGATCAGGAGAAGGTTGTTCCCAAGACGACAACCAATGACTGCTGACATGTTCCCGATATTGAAATCAACGCCGACGCGTAGAGGCTCGTTGCTGACATCAGGAATATCAGTGATTACATGCTTGGCGCGATCAAAACGGTCATAAACTTGACCTGTTGTCAGATTCGTAAACTCTCCAAGCAAATACGCCTTTAACAGGCTGGGATCGTAGTTTGCTTCGAGACGTTCGATGAAGTCTTTTGGGAGGTGGGGATTATCCACCGATCGCATTTTAATCAGCTTTCTATCAGGGCGCTGTTGTGCCTCTTCTGTGCCGAACGTGTTCCACATCCAACGAAAGCCTTCAGGCGTTGATGCAGCCGCAAACTGCCGCACGTTGCCAGCACGCAATCGACCAAGGATTTTGGGGAATGCTTTTTCTGCAATTGATGGCGTGACTGTATCGATTTCGTCGGCAAGCACCCAGGCAAGGTTCAAGCCAATGATGCGTGACCAGTTTTCAAAACTGCGGCACAAGATCTTCGTGTCACCGCCCGGCAAGTGCAGAACGTATTCGGGCAACGGAGAAGCCCTAAACGTATAAGGGATTTCGTATGCCTCAAGGAACTCCTCAAAATCATTCATCCAAATATCACGAATCAATGGGCCTGTCGGCTCCATCACGCAACCCATGAAGCCTTGGTTCAACACCGCAAGGACGACAGCCTTTGCGGCTAACGACCTCGTCTTGCCCGCCCCATACCCTGCAGACAAGCCGATGATTTCTGTCGTTTGATCTTCTACAAAAGCAAGCTGACCAGGGTGTAAATCATCTTTTATCTGTTGCACTAACTTTTGAACATCTAATTCTGAATTGTTTTCTCCAATTTTTTGCAGGACATGGCCCGACGGTATTGCTGACAATACACCCATTAATCGTATATCCGGGCAAGTTTTGCCGCTGTATTAATACAACCAAGTGCCGTCTGTAGGTTTGATTGTTCCATTGCTTTTTTTTGAATAACTGAAAGCTGGGACAAAAGTACAGCGGTAAAAGCTTGACGATCAAGATTGTAATCCTCTTCCAATTCTTTACGCGCTTCTGCGATGTACTCATCTATGCGCCGTTTTGCAAGCCCCCACTCTTGAGCGCCATACTGCACTAAATCTTGACGTGTTGCCCCATTCGCAAGCATCCGCGTCACCCGTGCGAGACGGAATTGCTTTTCTACAGCGGTGCACCGAGGTCGAGCCATGTATTTACTGTAGTGAGGCGAATGAATCAAGCGCATACCAGACGTGACTATTGCGGTAGCCACCTTGGTGGGTTGGGACGATTGGCGTCACACCGTGCATGTTTCTCCACGCTGGATACACAAGCATCGAACCATCAATTTGGTCAAATGTTGCGCCGTACTCCGGGACATGCAAATTCCCGCCAGTGCTGTTACGCCTTTTGGTAATGATGATGTTGATTGCTCCTTTGACGTTTGCATGGTCTTGGTGGATCGGAGCTGCGCCATTGCAGTTAGTAATAGTGCTGGTGAAATTTTTGGAAAACCGCCATTTTTCTGGAACTCGTGATTGCACTTTGCTGCTGTGCAATTTGGTGATTTCAGGTGCTAGCTCTTGAACCAACTTGAAAGCGACTAAACCTGCTTTGTGCATGGCTTTTACAAAAGTCGTAGCGGTTTTGCTGGCATGAACAGAAGAACGTGAGGCGTATGCCCGTCGCATATGCGGCTTTGGTGGGACGCTGCCAAGGATGGCTGAATACTGTGAAATAATTGCGTAACGCTTTTTGCCATCTGCCGACAAAGGAAGCGGACGCTTGCGATCCATCATTGTTTTAGGCACACGAGTTGAGTTGACTTCATTGTCAGCAATGTTGACAAGGTTGCGCAGATCGTCAGGCAGTTGCTTGACAAACAAGCCAACCCGAGTGCCGTCTGGATCGGCAAGGATGCAGGACTCAAGGACGTTGGGCTGCAGTGTTGGGCAGGTGTCTCCGATCTTGAGTTTGCATGACCTAGGCTGCAAAGTGAAAACTGGCAGTGATAAGATGTTCATCGAACGACACGCTTCATGTGTTTGGCATATCCAGAGATGTCGAGCTTGGCGTCTACGCGATCTTTTTTTTTGATGAGCTTGGCAAACGGTGCCCAGTCGTTGACTAAACGTTGGGCCCAGACTGCGTCACGCTTTTGTTGATAAAGGTGTTGCAATCCACCTGCATTTGTGCCAACGCCAGGGCAGTTGAACCAAGCATGAAGGTCAACAATGACCCCATCTGAATGCTTTATTGCAAGCATGGTGAAGTCACGGTCTTCCTTGCGATCAGCTCGATACTTCCAAGTAATCTTGGGCAAGTAAAGCAACGCGCATACTTCGGGCGGACGCTTGTTGATAGCAAAGCGTTGTTTTTTAGTGCTGTAGCTCCAAGCGTATTGGCAATAGTTCAGGCCGTTAACAGGGAACTTGAACTGTTCAACGGCTTTCTGAAACTGCTTAAGGACGTTGTGATCGCCCTTAATGGTTTTACCATCCTTCGCTACACCAAAACCATTGACGTCATCGTCCATAATCCACAGCCATTTATGACCTTGGATATGACCCCAATCAATAATGTAATTGCGAACAAAAGTGATGCCCTTGTCGTTTGCAGGAATTTCTTGGAGGTTAGGCACCCCAGCCGCTTTGTAAGCGGCCATGTCCTGCGGCTCTACAAAGTGAGTAAATGGAATGTCACCCAGCAGCTTGTAGGTAGTGGTAGCTGGTCTGCCTTTGGTGGGAATGGCAACTTGCACTATGCAGCCAAAGTTTCAATGAGCTTCATGCCCACGTATTCGCCACGTTTGCGAGCGGCATCCACCAAAGCCTTGGCCTCTTCATAATCTTCAGGGCGAAACTCAATTTGAATAGCTTTCATCACGCCATCAGAAAGCTCAGAAGTCGGATCATCCTCTAAATCGTTCAGTGCTGACAAGTCAATATCTTCACCAAAGGTTGGCAGGTCATCACCCCAGCCAAGCAAGGTCAAGTCAAAGCCTGCCTCCCCTAATGCATTTAATTCTGATTGCAGCACGTCATCATCCCAAGTGCTGTTCAGTGCCAACTGGTTATCAGCAATCACATAAGCCCGTCTCTGGGCCTCTGTGAGGTGGCCCAACTCAATAGTTGGCACGATGGCAAGGCCCATCAGCTCAGCAGCCATCAACCGGCCATGGCCTGCAATTACGTTGCTGTCTGCGTCAACAAGGATTGGGTTGGTGAAGCCAAACTCCTTAATAGATCGAACAAGTCGGTCTAGCTGTGGCTCTGAATGTTGGCGTGGGTTGTTTTCATATGGCTTTAGCTCTGCTGTTTGCCGTTGAATTATGTTTTCTGAAACAATTGCCACTGACAAAGAACAACACTTGCAAGCAATGATAACTGCTTGTGTCAACGTGGATTGTTTGCTTTCAACCAGTACTCAGTCAAGCGAATAATTTTCGGCTGAACGAGGTGATGGCTGCTCACTATCGACCTGAACTCGCCGACCGTGACCATAAGGCTGCCATCTTCCAGGGAACGGATTTTGGCTACGGGCGTAAGCCTCTTTGAGTCGTTGCTCGTAGCAGAAAAAGGCTCGGAGTTCATTTTGTTGTTTTTGTTGCCTAAGCTGTTCATCCACAGATTAGTCCTTGTCGCCTTTTGAACAAACAGTGACTGTGTAACCGCTTTCAGTAGCAATTTGTTTCAGATTGACGAGTTCGTCATTGTCGTAAGCCCAGTCTTCCCAAATGTGCTCAGAGCCTTTGTAGGCGTTGACAGTGTAATGGGGTTCAACTGGCGCAAGCTTAAGCAGGTTTGACGCTTCAAGCTGGTCTTGCATCCTTTCAAATTTTTCAAAAAGATTAAGCATTGAATGGTGATTGTCCATAAATCAAATGGCAGGCAAAGCAGGAAGAGTGTCTTGATGATCAATAGTCAGATCTCTGATGTAATCACAAAAGTAATTATCAAGATCTTCGTAAGTGTCGGCTTCTTCTGTTGTCATTAAATCTTGTAAAGCGGCTCTTATTTGCAAAGCGCGATCAAGACGTTGTCGTGTATCCATGATTAAAAAACGTGCGTGAGTGAATTTCCCACACACATATTATGGCATGCCAGAAACCAAAAGGCAACAGCTCAGTCCCAGGTGTTGTGGTATTGAGGCTTGCCGTCCCAGATCCGGAAATACTTGATGCTGTCAGAAACACCTTCAACGCCATCCCAGTGCTGAATGCGCTTGCGGAAGATGTTGCAATCTTGCGCTTGCACAGACGTGTCAGGCATTGCCTTGCCTTCGCCTTGACCATCATCGCCGGTAACGATGCGACCGATAGGGCGAAGCCAAACACTGGCTTTAGTCATGCGAGCAACAACGTAGTACTCAACAATCGTCATGTCGTAGCCGAAACTTGAGCAAACGATTTGGCCAAGCTCGAACTTGTTAGTCTGAAGAGTTAACTGATCTGTTGTAACAGTCATTAGAGAAAAACGGTGCAGTTGCTTGCTGAATGAATCATGGCATGCCAGAGAGTAAATCGCAAGCTAATCAAACAATGGATGCAAATGCAATTTGATTTCGTCGCCGACCCAAGTCATGGCACTAGATGGAATTTCTACCTCTGGAACTTGTGCTGTGTACCAGCGATGATTGCAACTAATGCAATGCCGCCGACGAACAATTTCGTAAGGACCTTCAACAGTCCTTTTTGTCGTCACAACATGCACGCGAAACGATCCGCATTTAGGACATTTCATCATGCTTTTTTGTTGATAGCAGATAACGCACAAATAACAGTGCAGACGATTGGCTCTAATTGGTGCCGTGGGATGAAATGGTATCGACGAGTGATTGCATCAATGGCCTTGTCGATGGCGTCACGTCCCTGTGAAAGGTGAACTGGTTTGTACGGAGGAATT